GAGCACGATTCTGCACTTACTATATTGCGTCTCAAAAAAGAAGCGCAAGAAAATGCTTTGTTAGAATGTTTAGAGCCCGTTAAAGAAGCATATTCGGAAAGTTATACTCCTCTACAACGGCGTGTACTTTTAGCGACGGTTATCGAATATATCACAAGATAATAAATATTATGCGAAAATTATTTAACTTCCTTTGGGCTTGGTCCACGGTACGATTTCTTTTAGCCATGCTCATTGGTTATTATCTAGCTGAAATTACAAGGAGCCTAGGATTCTTATGACTGAAAATGAAGACATATATAAAATTACTGCGTCAAAAATTTACGGCGTACCTGTTGAAGAAGTAACAGAAGAACAACGTCAAAAAGCAAAAGCGATAAGTTTTGGATATTTATATCAAAGTTTACCTGAAGACGCAATACAAATAGCTCGTGATGAATTGATAAATACACTTTCAAAGATGACTGGAGCAATGGAAAGAGCAAACGAAGCGATGTTCCAACACTTTGCGGAATGGTTTGAAGAGCTAATTGAACTAATAAAACCCATAGTGATTATATTTCAACGAGCTTATTTGTACTCACAATTGTCGAAATATTTACCGGATAAATTAGCGATATTTATATCCGAAAAATGTCCTGTTCGGTGGCTACCCACAATTACGGAAAAACGGGTACATTCATTACAAGAGGAGTTAGAGTGAGAAAACCACTAGATATTCGTCGAAATATAACCAGACAAAGCACATATCGAAATCGATTAGATCTTATTGAAAATAAGATTGCAAATGTAATCGATACGGTATGTGAAGATTGCCCACAAAATATTGAAGATACATGCCGTGCATTCAATGTTCCGCACAGTGATGAAGAACGTGTGCAACGTTCACAATTAACAGTTAGCGGTAAGACGCAAAACTGTATGGATCAAACTGTTTTGGATAAATGCTACACTAAATACAGATTACGAGATGAGGAGCGAAAAAATGAGTGAAAATATTTCAGTCAGTTCATTAAACATTCCGTGGACAAAAGTTACAGACTTGAACATCATTTGGCCTCAAACTCAACGAATGCCAAGGCCATATGAAGAGGTTAATCTAGCAAAATTCATGCAACTAATGTTTCTATCTGAGTACTCTTTACGAGGCATTCATTTTGCTTCTCTTTATATTAACGTTCCAGACGACGAAGCAATCAAACATGATAGAGACCAATTATGGGATGTCAATTTTTACTGGTTCCCCTCTTACGGTGTAGCAAATGCGTCACTATCGACCTATATGCGACAACAAATTGGCACTGAACTCGGTATATTTATACCAGAACAAGGAGAAGCAGTTGATGGACATATCATGCGTTTCTTCCACATCGGTTGCAAACATGTAGATGAAACATACAGCTCTAATCCTATGTATGTAAAGAAAACAATTTGCAACTCTTGCGGCATGACTCGTAATTACGATAGCTCATAAAGATGAGAACAAACATTCGCCTACACCCTTTACACGCGAGATGATTTATGGTATACTTATTATAGTAAAGAATTTTAATCTTGCCAACAAAAAGGAGACAATAAAAGATGGCAGAAAAATCCACCGCGATTGCGGACAAAGCAAAAAAGAAAGAAAGTACACGTCGTAAGTTCCGGGACGAAAACTGGACGGAAGAGCAGGTTATTGCTCGACGTGCGAAACTAACCGTAAAGGAACTTCCTGAAGGTTGGATTAAACTCGCACATGTAGCAGACGTCTTTCGCGAGAAGAAAATTGCAGTTTCTCGCCTTGTGCGTGCGACTGGCGGTGACAGAGGTATGTATCCGCCCAAGGATCCAGTTTTCCGGATCGTATACTTCAATGGCGCACGTTACTTGCATCCAGATGTCCTTACCGCAGGTATCAGTCTTATGGCTGATCCAAACTACGGTAAAGTTCCCCGCAAAAAGAAAGCCAAAACAGACAAAGCAGCGAGCAAAACTTCGAAAAAGAAAGCTGCTCCGCAAGCGAAGAAAGCCACGGTTAAATCCGTTGGACGTCCGAGTCCTCTTCAAGGACAAAAAGGTTAGGCTATTCATTCAATGGTTCTTGGGGTTTTTTTACCTTCCTTTCCCCATCTGGTTTGCGCCAAAGAACTGTTGAATTTAAGCGCCGATGGGCAGCGGCATATAAAATCTACCGATCTATCATGTGCAGATCATCAGTTGTGGTAGACTGCCCAAAACTTTATTTATTACACCGAGGACAGAATGTAAAGTGTAGGTGTGATAAAATTCGATCTAGTCCTAGACTAGCATAAGATCAATGCAAAGTCACGACAATAAGATCGAAGTTTGTCAGAGGTGCAATGGAAGCACACTACAATAGGTAGAGGTGCAGGTTCGAGTCCTGCCTGACAAATTTCTTGGACATGCTATTTCACTAACCGTATCTGGCAGTTCGGGCTTATAGACATGTTCAAGTTCTGGGGCAAGCTGGATAGTTGGTATCTTGCTTGCCCCTATGACTATATACAAAAGGAGGCTCTAGTATGTCATACATTCAATTTCAACCAAAAGAAGATATAACTGCATTTGAAGTAGCTAACTGCGTCAATATTGTTGCTTGGGGTTTAGGTGAGGCTATTCAGCGAGGTCACGCAAAAGAGTGGTCGATGGAGAAAATTTTTCCTGGTTATACTGTAAACTATATGACTGAACTGATTGAGAAGTTTCATCTAGAACGTCACTTTGAAATTTCCCCTGGCGAGCAACCAATTATTGTAGAAGTAAAAAGAGGCAACTGGCTAGAATCTACATAATGGACACACCACGAAGCCTAATCTTTAAATATTACAACAGAGCAAAAGAACAAACAAAACCGGGAGGAAAATTAGAAAAAGGTCGTGTCAATCGTGCCTTGGGTCTCTGCTTGTCTAAAGAGCGGTACGACTTAATGCTCAAGAAATACCAAACGACCGTTATTGACTGTACTTGCCCGGATAGAACACATAGGGTCTATTGGTGCAAGCACCGAGTGGCTGTTGGCATTATGTATCGCGTAAAACAAGACATTCAAAAGCAGTGGTTGCAATGAGAGAAATAATACTTACTCAGGGAAAAGTCTCATTAGTAGATGATAAAGACTACAAGTGGCTAAATGAATACAAATGGTATGCGCATAAAGATGGATATACTTATTATGCTGTTAGGAATAGATCTATTTGGACAGATGGAGTTGGACCTGGATTAATATCTATACATAGAGTAATCTTAAAAGCTAAAAAAGGAGAAATATGCGATCATATAGATAGAAACGGATTAAATAACCGACGAAGTAATTTACAGATTGTTTCGGCTAGAAAAAACAGTTTAAATAGTCGCCTTTCGAAGAGCAATACTTCTGGGTTTAAAGGTGTGTATTATGTTGGTTTAGATATTAATTTAAACGAGCGATGGACAGCACAAATAATAATAAATGGAATTCATAAATATATAGATGTTTTTGCAACGCCGGAAGAAGCACATGAAGCTCGTCAAATTTATTTAGAACAATATGAAGAAAGTATTGCACAATGAAAAATCCATTATTTTTCATAGGCGTACTTGCTTCAATTTTAATAGGCTGTACCCCTAAAATACCCTTAACAGCAATTCACTATAAGCCTGTACCCCCTCTAACGAAGCCACCACGCTTCGAGTCCGCTGTTAACCCTATGGTAACGCATACAAGCCCAATTAGAAGCGCCACGGCGCAATGGGCGGCACAAGAGGAAATACAAGTAAGTTCAGACTACATAACCGACTTAAATGAAGTTTTTGCTGTGGGCAAAGAAGCATTGCAAACAGGTATCGAAAATATGAGTTGGCCTAAGCGGGTCGCATTGTATGCTCAACTTGAACATATGGTTACGCTCACAACAAATCAAAAGTTACAAGCACAAACAGAACGACTTTTAGTTGACTTTAAAATAGGGCTGGAGTTAATAGATGAGCGTACTGTCAAAAAAGCACTGGAGAATATACGGAAAATACGAGAAATGATCAACGACTAAAACTATATCAGTAATATCTAGGGATCAACAATTTGTATTTCCTGCATTAACATCCAAGATAAATTTTTAGATACAACGTCGTCAAGATATTTATCATTAACATACCTTTCTATTCTAGGATATTGAACCTGGAATCGTTCTACATATTCACAATGCGAACATTTATGTAGATATAAATACTGTTCAACATCTTCTCCCTGCAACATTGTACGGAAAGATAAAAGTGAATCATAATTCATCCATCCCTTTTCGCATTCATCACAACGAAAACGAATTAGTTTTTCTTCAATTACATTGCTTTGTATCGACATATTTTACCTTCCTTCGTCTGCGTAAGCATTTCTTTCCATAAAATGGAACGGTTCACAAACTCCAGTGCTGTAATAAGCAGCGATTTCAAGAGCTTTCTCAACTTTTTCCCGACCATTAAATGCAGGGTCAAATTGCATAGCCTTCAAAGCAGCTAATGCATAACTTTCGCCACAGCCAACGACATCAAAGCCATCTGTATAAATACCCACTTGCATATCATTATTTATATGATAGATATTGTGTCTGAATACAACCAAGAACTCACCCATATATTCATTTTCATTCTCTTTATACATGTATCCATATTCTTTAAGGCAAGATCTAACTTCCGGTATAAATTGAGTTACCATATATCGATGATTTGCTCTATAATCATTAAGTCCAGGTTTTGTTTCAACTGTTAAATGATATCGTAGAATTTGCCCCATCCTTATGGAACCTGTAGTTCCAATAACAAATCTACCAAGCGAGAACACTTTGGCGAATCCCATTTTTCGTATAGCTTGACCGCTAATAGATGCACTATCCCAACCAAGATAAACTATACCTTCTTCTTTATATGCTATTACACAGGTCACGTCGACTCCTTTTCCAACTCTCTTTGCTTTGCTAAAATTTGTCCGAGCATTGCTCGCGAGCCAGTACTCGATTTCCAAGTTTTGAACCACTGAAACAATTCGGGATTATTCAGATCAACGGCCTCGGTTAATGCAATAAATTCTTTGTGACTTGCAAAACCTCGTTCACGTGCTCTTTCGTCGAGAGAAATTGGTGCAATCTCTTTACGAATTTCTTGTACGAGTGCATCAGTGGACACGGGTGGATTTCCAATAGGATTATTGAACCACGAAGCCCAGGCTATAGCTTGACGCTCAAGTATAGATTGCTTCATAGCTGACTTTTCTTCTAATTTACTAACAAATTCAAGAATTTCAAATCCACTCATCGTATTTTTCTCCTTGGGTAATTTTTTGTACCGCCAGGTAAACCATACATCAACACAGCCAAACAGCACCGCTATACGCTTCCCTAGGCTTCTAATTGGGCATAACCTATACCATACTACCTATAGGTTACGCCCCAAAACTGCGCAATCTCAACCACATGCTCTTCATTTACAACACACATTGTTCGGGCGTTTTGTCGTCACGCCAGGGAGTATCTTCTCTTCTACTCAATGATGGGTGTCTCAAAGCACCACTTGCAAACAGTCGGTATCCAGTAGCAACAAACACTTTACCGATGAAGTCTTTCTGGTTCTGCCAAAAATTCTGACGTTCAATTTCCACCAATCCGGCCACGTTGCACACCTGGGTGAGCTCGTCGTCAACATATAGACCGGCTTTTACACTACCTGCCATTCCTTTGTATTTCCCGCTTCCTTCATTAAAGCCCAGACAAACATAATCGACCGTGAAAGTGCGTTTGATCCTACCCCAATTTTTACCATAAGCGTCGTTGGAATTTTTGAATACCACTCCCTCATAATCGTTATCTTCAACCCAATTCTTCCAAATATAATCCGTCCGACTAATATCCCACTGCGGGCAAATTTGAAACCAACTCCACTCTTGACCATGGAGGAGATTGAATACCTCCAACTCCGCTCGTCTTTCGCGTAAAGGGCTATCACGAAGATTGTTGTCAGCATACTCGATAATGTCGAATGCCCTGAACTGACCGCTTACGCTGTGCTTGATAGCCCAATTACTGCCGAACATATATTCACCAAGTATCATAATGTCAGAAACATTATCGCCAAGAGTGGGGAACACTTTCCTCCAATCACCACTAGGGCCGTAAATCCGCATATCGCCAGCTTTTATTCCAAGCACCGCCCACATACCATCTTGTTTAAGCTCCACTAGATCGAATCTGCTACGATCACTGTCAGCAGTCATATCAATAAATCTTGGTCGAGCAACTTTCAGTTTATATTCCATTGTGTAACCTCCAGTTATTCATTTCTCAACATACATTCAAGCCATTGTACCGCAACGGCAGCGACATGAATCAATTCTGTCCTCGTCATTCCCGCCGCACGACCACCGAATTCGTCATGCAAAATCGATTGCGAAAGTTCGCCTACTTCCTCAGTTAAAATAGCAAGCCAACGATAATTATCATGATTTTGTTGACCCCATTTATCTTCTTGCCTTTGTCGTTCTTTTTGTATTGTCTCGAATATGTCCATTTTACTTTTGAACTTTCTTGTATAAATCGTATAAAGCCATATTAGGATCATCCCCGTGACCAATACATTCTTCATGCTCTACAGCTGTAATGAATCTTGTATGCACTAATTTACTCGCATTTATCTCTTCTGGTATTTCGGTATCAAGGCATAAAAATGCGAGCCATTTACCGCCATATTCCCAATGTTTATAACCAGTCACAAGGTGATTGCGAATTATCGTTACGGGCGCAATATCATTAGATGTATGGACTTTATTCTGTAAATTCTCAACATATCGCTCAAAAATTTTTGTATAGTTGCTCATGGAATACTCCTAAAATTATAAGTAGTCGCGTTTTTCTAATTCCTTTCGCCAAAATTTTACAAAAGATTCGATCTGCTCGAAAGAGCAAATATGAAAACGAATGAACTCTTCTGAATTATCTATAGGAAACTCACCATCACTACAAATAACCCATTCCAAGCAACCATCGGCTTCTTCTGTAAACCACATATGAGTATAGTATCCACCAACTTGAAAACCAAATTGAGGATTTACTTTTTCGCACTTAAGCATATCATCTAAAGTGTGTATTTCCGAATTATCAACATTCAAGCTACATTCATACGCCCATCCACGCCCCTGAATGACCGTAGGATTACAACTATTCTGGCACTTAAAGCATCCAGATCCTTCGAGTGGACCCATAGCATGGAGTTTACGCAGATCTTTAATAAATTCTTCTTGCTCGGTCATGTCAAATACTCCTCAATCCAAGTAGTAAATTTCATTCTTGTTGGCGGGTCGGTCATCCAGCTTGTATCCGGCATAGGCAATTTTACGGCCTCACGAACGGTCAGCCAATTTTCAAAATCAAAATGATTAACTCGCTTACTTCTGGAAATCCATCTTAAACTACCTTTAGTTCCGCATACTTCTGCAACTTGCAGCGTAGTAACAACATCCTGTTTAACGTATTCGAGCACTTTTAATCTATCTTCAGCTGTACCGTTCCGCCACATTGCAGGAACTTTAGCACCGTCCATTCCCTCTGTTTTACCTTCTAAACCTTGCCCTTTGGCAGCAGTATTTAGACCTAAATAATGACCTAATGCACAAAATATATGGAACATTAAATCAATATGATCTACGGCAAGCTCCTTGCATTCCTCGTGCAAACCACTTTCTTCAGCAAGTATAGGAAAATCAAAACCGAGCCCATTCCAAGTTAAAATCATAAATCCTTCTTTTCTCATGTACTGTAAATAATAAACGAATTGTGCTACTTCTTGTTTACTCATAGTCCTACCACTGCTAAGTCGCTCGTTAGTAGAACTGCTTGCGTGCCATGCAACTTTCGTACCCGCAATTACGTCAGAGCTAGATTGCTTGTGTAATGGATCAATAGAGCGCCATGCAACAGGATCGCACATATTTCCATATCGTGTATGCCGTGCGTTCACTATTGAGCCGATACAACTGATCCCTAACGGCGTACGCATACGCCAATCGGTTGCGTCCTTAGGTATATCGTTATAAATTTCTATGTCGAAAGCTAGATATTTACGCATATTACTTTTCTCCAAGATAATTGCGGTATTCTCTATTACTGAGCATACGAAAACATCCCCGCCAGAATGCTGGAAAGATATCTTCTAATATATCCAAAACTTTTTTTGTACATTCACAACGATTAAATACTCCACTTTTTTCGTCCGAATGAACTAGAACACTTTCATTGTCATAATTTTCTATCCATACCATATCTCCTTTTACTCCTAATTTTCGTAATATAGCAAGATCTTCCTCGTCTGCCATGATCCATCCAACATAGATTTTATCTTTTGACACAAATACTCCTTTTTGCCTGATGGCAAAATGTGCCCTGGCCAGGCCCAAAACCCCTAATCGTAGCCAAAAACAAGCGCCCTGTACGCTTCCCTACGCTTCTAATTGGGGTGTAGCTAGGGTTTAGTACCTTTATTATATGCACGTTTTATACTATTTCGCAATTTATACTTCATAGATAACAATGGATTACTAACACCTTGTACGAGAGTCGTGACTAACAACATGAGTATAACATCGCCAAGTTCTTCAGCAAATCTACCATCAGAGTAATGTTCTTTATCGTCAGAGTTATTTCGTATCCAACCGCCTTTTTTATCAAGCAGTAATTCTTTAACTTCACCAAGTTCAGTATCCACCCATAGTAAAGATTCTTCAACGGTAGGTCATTTCCTTTTGGTTACTGTATACCATTCAAGAATTAGATTATTTATATCAACCATTTATGACCTCAAATTTGATACGTAAACCATATTCTTCAACAAATTCACCTGTTAGATTTCCACGATGACCTTCTGCATTTTTAATGTACACAATTCTAGCTATGAACATTTGAGCGGCAATCAGCGTGCAATCTTGACAAGGAATACCAGTTACATATATCGTAGCTTCTTGTAATTCTTCCGGTGTTGCAAATAACATCGCATTCATTTCGCTATGAATACAGCATATCGGTCCAAGCGAATTATCGGGTAAACCGATCCGATAACACATCTCATCATTGCTAGCTCCTCGAGGTTTGCCATTGTATCCAGTTGAAATGATTCTGCCATCTTTAGAAACTATGACAGTTCCGTATTTAGCTCGTTGACATTTGCTTCGCCCAGCTGTTGCAATTGCTATATTCATGAAATATGTGTCTTTATCCATATAAAAATTTTCCATATCTTTTGATAAATTCCTTGGCTGTTGTCGCAGGAACTCTGGTTAGAGCTTCTTTAAAATATTCAAAATAATTTGGATGAAACAAAATTAATTTTGCATCAGCACTTTGTAGGATGATAGCAATTGGTTCATATTTCTTATCCATCATAGATAACTTTGGCATAGTCTCATTCATTGTATAGAAAATCTTTTGTGTTTTTTCTTGTACACGTAATATTTCGTTTGCAATTTCATTGCCTGTGATAATTGACATATCTCTCAGATAAGCAAATCTATAGAAAAAGTCGAATTTTTTAACGCCAGATATATCGCCCTCACAACAGTAACGAATATATGCTGCGGAAATACCTGTATACTTGGCTGTTGCATTTATTGAACCAAATATTTTAGCGTCATTTAAGCGAATTACTGGTCGACCTTTGCCGTCTATTTGACTGCCTTGTATTTCTATATCATAATTGGCGTTTGGAAATTCTGGTTTATCAAATGTGATATAGAAAACTTTTTTACGAGCACGCAACGAATGATGTCTTGATAAACGTAACCCTACAGTTTTCTTGTAGACTGGTTCCCAAGCTCGGAAATGCTTAGATAATCCGCCTACTGTGCAAGGCCATTCAAATTCGTAATAGTCCTCAACAAATGGTTTGAATGCCTGAAAAAATTGTCGCATTGGAACACTGTGTGGACCTCCTGGCGTCTCCTTTAAAAACATCTTCAATGGAGGAAGTAAAAATCTAACATAAGCTCGTAGTGAAAGACTTTTAAATTTTCCTATTCGTTTATAATAACTGAGATCTGGTATAACAGATTTATCAGGTGAAGGTGCGAATGACCATTCATATTTTATGCCAGCAACATCCAACAAATATCCGTCGCAACACCATACGATATCTTTACGCGAAATTCCTTCTGTCGCGATAACAACAGCCATTGCAGAGCTGAATATTTTGCCATCGCTAAGTCTACGTACTCTCGGCATATTTGAAATTTATACTAAACTTATTAACCAACCAAGGATAACGGAGACTATTAACAGGTACACAAGAGCGATAGAAAATTGAATTTCTTTTGGTATATCTTTTATTAGACGAACGATAAGAACTATAGGAACTATGAACAAAAGAACTATGAACAAAAATCCTCGTGCTACATAGTCAAAAAGCATTAAAAATTCGAACATTTTTTTTCTCCTTATATCTTTAATTATTGAAAAACTTTATTCCTGTAGTATGTTGCGAAAGAATCAATTGCGAAATAGGCATTTCAGCCTCTAACCGTATTGGGCAATGTATCTCAAGAGCTAGTATAACAGTGGGGCATGGAAAATTATCGCATCCAACACAGGAATCGAAATCAAAATTAGCTAACATTGTAGCCGTTTCCATTAAAGAATGCTCTGTTTGAAGATTCAATTTTACAAGCAAAACTGCAATGTTTTTTACTGATATAGGATGCCTCTGTTTGAATAACATTTATCTTCTCCAAAAGGTGTGTTTATTTATTATACCATATATGAAGTCAGTTGGCAATATGTTTGTAGATTATTGCAACATGACATTGAAACGTATTTTTAGAACCTCTTTGCGTTTATGCGGATCAAACTCATCTTTAAATTCAGCTTGAAAATCGTCGCACAACCTTTCTTTTAGCGTAGAAAAGTGTCGATAAAGTCCTTGCGAACTTTTCCATTTAAATGTTTGGCGACGTGCTTGCGACATAGTTTGTAAGATATCAAATAATTGTGGGAATGTTTTCCATTCAGAAGCTTCTTGTGGTTTCAAAGTTAACCACTCTTCCAATAAAAATATCGCTTGCGAGCTTTCTTTTAATTGTTTCATTTGGCTATCAACCATTGACAACAATCCGCCGGATAAATTTTTCGCGTGAATAATTTTAGATTTTTTTATTTTTTCACAGAAGACAGTAAAGTCAACCAATCTACTTTTAGTGGGCGGTAGAACCATTGGATCGTCTTTCAAAATTTCAACAACACTGCTTAATTTGATTAATAAATCTGCCCATATTGCTGGACCGTACTCCCTGATTTTACGCTGCAAAACATATTCAGGTAATGGTGTAGTCAGTTTAGTCATCTCAAGTACAAGCAATCGTGTAAATAATGTTTCATCACTAAACGGCATATTTACGGCTGTGATAGCAACAAAACATTGTGGAACAATCGTATATTTTCTATTCGTATGGTACAATTTACGAAGCTCAATATGACTTCCGGTTGAGAGTTTGTTCAATAAATCAACTAGCCACCAAACGCCTGATTTTTCTAGATTGTCCAGTGCCAATAATCTATGCGAAGAAATACTCGCTCGCAACGCATCTTGTTTATCTGTAGGTATTGATAATACGTCTGAATCAGGTTCTTCCAAAATTCGCAATATACGACGTATAGCCGTAGTTTTCCCTGAACCTTGTATTCCAAGCATTGCAAGTATCGGTTTCGTCGGCAACATCTCTTGAAAAAAATATGCTAATAACCACGCTTTCAATAATTCTTTTTGCTCATCCGGTGTAGCTGGAGCTTCTGAGGATGTTGTAAAAGACAAATCGTTAACCAAATGATCCCAAGTATCAACTCGCTGAGTGTCAAAATCAGGTATGACATATTCACCAGAAATATTTGTTATGAACATATAACCGCATTCACCATTGTATGACTTATCAATTTTACCTTCACCACTAATTATGTATACCTCAGGGCCACCTAGATTAACATATAATTTTTTTGCCGACTCAGACCAAAAAGTTCGATGCAAAATTGGAATAATCGGTGCATCACGAATTATCCGTAGCCGTAATTCAGTAGCAGTTAATTTGCTGAAATTTTCTATAGGATTTAAGCCAAAAATCTTGTTCAATAATGAATCCCATTGTTCGCTACCTTCATCAATAACTGTATGCGTTTCCGAATCGTACCAGTATGCCAAATTTTCTTTATTTTGAAATATCTTACAGCCACTGTCATGTAGAATAGTCCATATAACTGATGCGGCAAGTCTAGCTGACTCCAGCTTTGGTCGTCCTCTGGAATATCGTATGTCATCAATTTGCGCAACAGTATCTGGAGCACGTATAAGCGATACAAGCTCAGATAACTTCTGCATCGCTGAAACGGGTAATATTTCTCCCAGACCTTGTCGTCCACGAACACTTTTTCCTTCTTTATGTCGACTGAACGTTGTTTGAACTGTTTGTAATCGGTTGCGTAGTTCGTCATCGTCACTACGTGTAACTATTTTACGAATTAATTCCTTCGTTTGGTCAACACCCCATCCTTCATGTGCTAAGTAACCACTGAGAAATAAACTAAGATCATGCCTAACTCCATCACGCCAATAGGCTGAAATAAGCTCTACTAATTGTGTCTCTAAATCTGGACCTGACTCTATTATTGCTAAGACATCTTCAGCAGAAGCTTTGTAAGATAAAATATCACAAGGTTCTAATATAGGTCCAGTTTCCCAACCGTTCAGCATATCCACGAATATACTTTGCGCATGTGACCGTGGATGAACACCTAAAGGAATTTTTAGTAGATTACCTTTTGGTCTACTACGAGTTAATCTATCTTGTTTGGGAAAACATTCAACATGTGTTGACCCACGTTTCTGTAAACCCTCACTTTCACGTACCCAGTCAACAATCTTTTTTGCATCTACTGCTGGTAAAGGTTCTTTTAAGAAAACTAGCACATGATAACCTTTGCCGCCAGAATATTCCACGGCATACGGTACATGCTCTAGATATTTTGTAATTTGCTCGACTAACTTTCTTGCTTTTAGAATATCTGAGCTATCTACATCCCAACCAAACCATTTAACAGCATCAATACCCTGCATTAATTGATAACTGCCTAGAATGACCTTGCCCTTTGTATGTTCTTTAATATTTTCGTATTCTAATGCAAGCTCCACAGGCTTGTAATACATATCTGCATCGGAAACAATACACTTTGCATAGTAAGGATTTCCGCCAAATATTTCTAATAATAATTTTTCAACATTTTTAGAGCGTATCTTATCTTGAACTGCAAGTTGAGCCGTCATTGCTCTACCTTCCTATTCTAAATAATGCTCCTTTTTACCGCTGACTTTTTGCAATGTTCCATAGGTTTTGCCTAATTTAACGTCAGTAACAAATGGAATTGAAAAAATATCTTCTACCTGCATAATTTCTGAAATGTTTTTTGAGCATTCCTCTGTTGAGTTCTCAGGAATTTCTGTAATAATTTCGTCATGCACAAAGTTTATGATATTACAGTCATTGCCATACTTATTCAACCATTTATTTACGCGAATTCCCGCAATAGATAGAAGTTCAGCACAACCACCCTGAATTTGTGCATTAGCTCCTTTATACATAAATTTTGGATTATCTTCCTTCCAAAGTCTACCGCTCCAATATCTTAAAAATCCTGCCTCTTTACATTGGTCAATACGTTCAAATAGCCAAGGTTGAATTCGAGGAAATGCTTTCCAATAATTGTCGCACACGTTAGAAGCTTCAGGAGCAGTCATGTTTAATTTAAACATCAATGAACCAATTGTCATACCATAAATCAATCCAAAACTAATTGTTTTACTCCATTCACGATGAACCTTATCACGAACACCCCAAACTCGCTCAGCAATATCCGCATGTATATCTTTGCCAGCTGCCAAAGAATCTAACATGAACGGGTCCTCTGATAAGATCCCAAACATTCGCATTTCCATTTGCTTGTAGTCTACTGCGAGAAATATTTTTCCCTCCGGCGCTATAAACGCTTTTCGTAAATTATATTCATCAGTACGTTTTGTTTCACCCGTAAAGATACTTTGTGTAAATCTACCTCTATGGTCGCTCGGCACGTTCTGCATATTCGGCTTAGACGAACTTAGTCTACCAGTACGTGTTCCTGTTAAATTAAAATTCGTGTGTACTCTATTATTGTCATCCATCAATTCAAGATACTTTTTCATGGTAGCTCTCATACGGTGTGATTCGCGTAAAGCACCTATTAAAGTTCCTAATGGATGATGCACTTTTTCTGTTAACAGAAACATACTGGTACAAGTAGATTTATATAAACCTGCATCTGCAAATTTACTGCGGTCAACACCATCTGAGTCTGCAAATGGATTTTTAGGCTTTTCTATGCCTAGATCGTCATAAATCGCTTTGCTTAATTGTTGATGTGAACGCCAATTGAATGTATAACCTATTGAGTCATATAAACGCTCCTCCAATTTAAGAAGTGTTACGTCCTGTAACACAATTCCTTTCTCCAAAAACTCTGGATCCATTTCTATACCATGTCGTTCCGTTTTCCATAAGACTTTCAAATATTGCATATCCTTGATAAAAATATTCCATAGACCCCACTTTTTTACTCTTGATGCAAGTTCTGTAAAAAGTTGTTCTGTAATTAGTACATCATTACAAGCGTAATCAGCAACAACTTCTAAAGGCCAATTGTGAATTTTTGTACGCACAGGCGCTTGCAGGATGTGATCTCGTTTACTATCCTCGCCAAGAAAAATTGCTTCTGCTGTTGCCAATGCCTTTTTGTTTCGACTATCTAGTAAATGAATTAAATCAGTCGTATCGTAAATATTCCAAGCTAGTTTTTCAGGATTAGCGTTCAAAAAATGAAGATCAAATTTTGCATTATGCATGATTACATTTGTATCAGGCGCTAATTCTTGAAATACACCGTATGCGTCTCTACGTTCCTGCTCAGTTAACGTAGGTAGATAACCATGAATATTTTCTTGCGGACAATAAACAGCCACGCCTATTATATGATTATGCGGCCATAAGAGACCATTAGTTTCAGTATCAATTGTGACCCATTTACCTGAGCATCTTGGAATATCGGATAGTTTCAATAATTTCATTCATCTTCCTCTACTTTATTTAGAATAATTTTATCAGAGGATACGCACATAAATCTAGCGTTGAAGACATCAAAAATTTTACCACAGTCATCGCATTTATACTTCCAACGTATACCGCAGTCACATAAATTATATCCAGAACATATTTCACATGCCAAAATAATCATTATTTATGCTTAATCCACCAGCCATGTCTTTGAGAAATATTTCCATTCAAAGCTAATATTACGTCATCAAGAGCATCGCGATATCCACCGTTGTATCCCTCGCCTGCCATAGCGCCAGCAATTCTACCACGTTTAGCATGAGCAGAAATTTCTCTTGTAACATTTTTATAAACTATATTGATAAGTCTTTTTATTCCTTTTACCATCAACTTTCCTTTTGCCACTTGCAAGGTCGATCAAATGAAGCTCGATATCCGCATGGCTCACCTCTTTCGTACGGAGCTCTTAGTAATTCTTCCAGATGCGTTCCCATTTCTTCTTTAATGATTGCACGCATTTTTCGAAGTATGAATTGCCACTCTCCAGGCTGAACTTGACAACAGAGGCGCTGTGGGAAAATAACATTTTGCAATGTTCGAAATGAACACTTGAAGAATATATTTGTCAATGTATCTGCTGGCAGTATTCCACGTGCAACTTCGCTAGGAACACCCTTTTCAATAAGTTCCACATATGCAGTCACAGCAATGACTGCCGTATTAGCGTATCGTTCAAATAATTCTTCTTCGCCTTTATACAGAATTCTATACACCTGCTTTGCACCGAAAAATCGCATACTCTCTTGAACGAAAGCAGTACCAATACGATAACGAACTAATTGATGTGTAAATGTGCGAGAGACATTGTTTAACAGCCATACAATATCAAGCATTTCTAATGGTGTTTGCAACTTAGTCTTTACAATATCGTCAAAAGCATCATCAATACTATACTCGTTATATCTATGTTTAGGGTCAAAATTGTAGATACCTTTATAACCACGGGTCGTTAAATGAACAACATCTTCAGGATATGCGCTATGACTTATAAGATGAACCTCGGCTACGGGTGGAGAGACTATCTCCACCCGATACTCGCCGAATTTCTTAGAAACGAGTGTTCTTTGGTAAATCATGCCCCATCCCAATTATCCGCAGCTAACATCATAAGCGCAATATTCGCATAATTGTGCAGATCCTTAAACACATTAATCAATGCTTCACGGTTATTTTTACCATGTCCAGGATCTTTAAGAACTAGGGGTCGTAACCTGGCAGACACACCAATCAACTCTACTGATGCCCCTAATACGCCGGTCACAGTAATTGTATCACCATATTCTTCATTCCTCTGCACAAAGATTTTCTTGCCAGATGCACAGGCTTTGTTGAATTGATTACTTCTTGCTTTCTGCAGAGTAGTTCGTGATTCTAATTGTTCTGGTTGTTGAGTCATTTCTTTTGTTTCTCCTTCAAGTCTGATTAGTCTACGGCTATTGTTTATGCCTGCTGAGGCAAGCATTGTCCTAAAATCATCAGCTACAGTACTCGGTCTCCAACTTGCTTTATACTGAGCAATTTTTTCTGAAATATCCTTCTGGAGTGAACTCAGTGTATCTCGTAACTGTTTGGATATTTTCGTGCCTGATTGTTTCATTGTAAGGTTGCCTCCGCATAAAAACTCTTATACCGCTATTCGCAGCTCTGAGGGCTAATCCTGGATCATCTTCAAACATTATCACATTTTCATTTGGGAGAGAATCAGCAAGTAAAACTCTTGAACTCGAACCTATACGCAATTGGTCAACATTAATTCCATAATATTGAAGCCACCGCCATGTGTCCATCCATATTCGGTGATACACATCAGCGGGCCTCGCTGTGATAATAATAATGTAAATATCCAGATCTTCTTTCATTTTACATAATGTTGCAATTCCATCCATATATGGTTCTATATATCTGTATCCTCCTTCGCTCTCAAACTGCTCTTTTAGAGCATAATATTCTGGATAATGCATTGACAGATCATTATCGAGCATTAACGTACTACCTGAATCAGCAATTGTAGATTGATAACCCTGCTCTGAAACCCACGAGATAAATGAACTACGCCAATCAGCAATTGTACCGTCAAGATCACAAATCAAAATGGGTTTATCCGCAGGTATTATTGCAAATTCTTGTTGATACTTCAAATCAAGAATTCTTGTCTTAATCTCTACAAAATTTAACATATCAACAGCAGTAAAATCCCAAAGATCCCATAAAGATATCACATATTTTGTAAGATCAGCTAATTCATATGCAAGGTTTTGTCTATCAATCTTTCGCCCTTCTTTTTTTCTATGCCGCTTCCATTGTATGTCAGATAATATTTCATCAATTTCGCTTACAATGCCAAGAAGATATATTTGCGTCCAATGTTCGCGATCATATATATCGGTTTCTTCGCGAATTTTACGATTATATCTTCGTTGATCTGTCCAAAGATCTTCTAAATAGTTGTTTTCTCGCAGAAGTTTCTTCATGAATATTTTCTTAAAATTTTCGTAGCTTCATCATATGCTTCATGCGCAAGCATACGTCGTTTAAATTGTGCATATCTTCCAATAAGATATAAATTAGATGCATATAATTCAGACATAAGCGGGGGTGACATAGGATGTATATCCGTCATTGTTCCTAGTTTTCCATACTTGTATTGATGAGGTTCAATAACTTTGAGATGTAAAAATTCATAATGAGCTCTTCTAAATAAAACAGAAAATCGCACCAACTCATCATTTTCTATTCCATTATACATAACAAGATTTTGAAGCAAATTTGAATCAATATATGTAACAACTGGAAAAGTACAAAGATACTTTTGATGTTGCTTTATATCACATGTATTAGGAAATGTTTTGAATACAATATCATATTCTAAAGTCAAATCATATGCACGAGCATCTGAAATATTACCCGATGACGCAACATCCGTATCCTGCCATAAAAATGGAAGAATATATGCAGGATCATATCCATATACAATTTCAGCTTGTACGGGAAATGAGCTTGACTCATCAGTTACGCGAACATTGCCCCATTGTTTTTTGACATAGTTTTCTTCAGTACCAATACTAGAAAGATAAATTCTTTCATACTTTAATCCTTTTTTGAATAAACTTTTAGGAATCCAATGTAACCAAAAACAACCGGCTGAAGCGCCAGTTTTAGCTTTTGATATTACAAACGGTTTTATACCAACTTCCAAACATGCATAATTGATGTATGCTGCTGAAATACCGCCGCCAAGAATAGCAACCTTTAGATTAGTCACATGTCACCAATATTTGTTTTGAGTTTGGTTAATATCCAATAACGCATCATATTATATGCATCTTTTTCATGTTTTGTTCTGCCATATTTAAATTTCCATTTTTGTGCTTTCGCTATAGGTTTCCATAAACCTGGCAAAATTTTATTCACTTTAGGATACTCTCTGAGAATTTTATAATAATGTTCCATATATATTGTTGAAAATTCCACAATCTTTGGTGGACTTTCTATTACAATATGCTGCGGATCTTGCCATCTAAGCATCCCTATGACATTCCGCATAATGAGCGTGGCAGAATGGATTAGTCGCCGTTCTGTAAAATTATATGCGACACATCCAGCATGTACTCCTGGATCAATAGACATTATAATCATATAATTGCAGAAAGTGTCCGCTATGAAGCGGACACTTTGTTTAGAGTGCGATCAGAATGGTAAGTCGGATTCTTCTGGTACTACATCTTCTGGCATACCCTGAACCTCGTCCATGGGCAATTGTGCGGTAGATGCAGTATACGGCATCGTTTGTTCAATCTTTGCACGCAGATTTCCCTCGTACGTATCGTGCGAAACCGTACCGCGAAAAACCTTACCGATTACTTCTTCTAATTTTATGTTGCCGTCTTCAGGTGCATTTATTGCATCCAAAAAGCCATCAACACGAAATCGTGCATCTGGAGAATGACTTAACAAAATCGAAGCTTGTTTTTCGCGATCTTCGCTTTTATCAATAACTTTACAGAATAGAAGCCAATATGGATAATTTTCACCATCTCGCTCCATTGCACGAGTTACTTTGAATGTGTGTGTTCCCAAGGCTGGCAACCCACTGTTTCGTTTTAAATCAAATGTAGTCATTTACTTCTCCTTATTCCAAAATTCATAAAGTACATTATGTGTTGGATTATTCACAACTGAAGGTAACTTGTCACTTCGATCTTTTGTAACGAAATTTGCTACGTCAAATGCCATTATACGCGATTTCTTAGGTTTGTCGCCAGAGTCGGCTTTATACAAATATCCAACTATATCCATCATACGTGCTACATTTCTTGCAGTATTTTTACCTACAAATTGTGGTTGAATAGCATCTGTTTCATATTCCTGTACAGCACGGTTAGCGATAAAAACAACGTTCATTCGCAATGCTCGCAAATTACGCATGTATTTATCAAAATCCATTAATGCTTTACCATAGTCTGATTGACTCGCCAAATCTTTATATGGTCTACGTACATCTGGAAATTTACTAATTACATTCTGCATTACAAAAAACTGAACTTCGTTTAACGAGTCAACAACAACTGTTTTGTAAGGATGAGCAGAATGAAGTAAATATCTTATTGCATTTTCCAAATCAGCCCATTTTGCAATTTCAATTCGTCCAACATTTCTAGAAACTGAAGACATTCCACGATCAGCATCAAGAAAAACTGGGTCAGGCCATGTTGATGCGAAAACAGTTTTGCCGACACCACTTTCTGCATACACTAAAAACTTCACTTCTTCGGTATTAAATTTGCCTTCATGAGTTACTACATTGATATGATAATCTTCAGCTGAAGGTCCCTCAACAACAGGAACTTCTATAGTCTCTGGACCTTCTCCTTCATATGTTAAATCAAGTTCTGTCATAAAATCTCCTATGTCATTTTAGACGTTTTTCAAATGTTTTGAGAACACTTTTTGCTTCTCCACTATCATTTATGCTAAGGCAAACTGGATAAAAGTTACAATCCCATGTACAATCACGTGTAGAATTTCTATACATTTCGCCTCCATCTCTATGGAACTTTGTCATTTCATTTGCTTGGTTTACCAATTCCCTTTCTATCGCCACAAGACCCTCTTGATTTCTGAATGCCTTGACCCGTACAACGGGTTCAGTTTTTGCTATGCCACCTTTGGTCATACGAATAACGTTGAAAAAAGTGCCTCTTGGATTAAACTCTAACTTACGCATCGCAAGCATATACATACTTATTTGAGGATCAATACTAACATGTTTCATACTTACTTGTTTCAAAAACTTATGCTCCAAAAGCCAAATAATTCCATCAATTTCTACTACACCATCAATGTATCCTAGAAACACATGTTTATCAATCTTAAACTCAAACTTTAATTCTGCTTCAATTAATTCAAACTTATCATTTTCAATTGACCATTCAAAATATCTATTCAAAATAAATTTCATTAATTCCCAAACATCGTCGAGTCCCCTATTCAATTCCATTTCATATTCAAAAAGTTTATCATTTGCCGCATGTAACGCTTCATCTTTATCACCGGTTTTATACCATACGGCAAGAGCCGAATGTCCTATTGAACCGCGAATTTGCCCCATACTTGAGGGTAATACATAATTTTCAATATATTTAAGAAAATATTTATATTTACATCTACGCCAACAACTCATACTAGAATGCGATAACTTACGCATATTACATCCTATATAAAAACATACTCATTATTTTGATAAATCGCTATTTCAATTTTACCGTCAAATCTTCTACCTAATACGATTCCAACCATCAAAGCAGTAGTTACTTTACCAATAGGAAGTATGACATCCTGACATGGGTCAAATTTACGATTAATTAATTCGTCATAAATAATGGTTCCTAAATCATAAGCCTCTTCATATCCTGTTGATAACAATATTATTTTCTCAGCGTATTGTTTCAAAGCACTTAAATCATGCTGTGTTGCCTCTGTAACAAATATATTTCTGAATTTTTTATCCATTAAGAATTTCTCGCACTAAACCGCTTGTTAGCCGAATGCTACTTTCTTTGCGATAACTCAACACTCTGTCAATTACATGATCAATTGTTTGTGCTCCAGAAGATGTAGTTGACAAAAGATGAATAATATACGGCGAACTAACAGTACCAATTCTGCGAACTCTGTGCAGAGACTGATAATAATCGTCACCATTGTATGATCGCTCAAGATATATTGCAGTTCTAGCTTTCGTTAGCGTAAATCCGAATTTACCTACAGCAGGATGTGCAACTATCACATCAGTCTGACCTCTTTGAAACGAGTCAACTATGTTTTGTCGCGATGCTTTGCTTGTACGACCCGTTAATTCACTTACTTTAAATCGTTTTCCTTCTAACTGTCGCCGTATTCTAGTAGCAGTTTCTATGAATGTAGTCCAGATGATAACAGGTTTTTCAACGAATTGCATCATCTCAATTGCAGCTTGCCACTTGGCTGAAATATCTTTGCCTTCAACTAATATCGGATTTGATGCTAGTTGTATCAAACGCAACATTTGCGTCAAAATATTTGGAGCCAATAATGCATCATTTTCAGTTAGCTGTGCAACAAACGTTTCTTCCATCTCTCCGTACACACGTTCTTGATCTTTAGGCATGGGAATATCAAAAGAGTCAAAAATCCAATCTGGTAAATTTGGCAGGACTTGTTTTTGTGTACGAGCATAATAAATATGCTCTAAATCTTCATGCAGTTCGGCAGCAGCATTTTTCTTATTTCCATGTATTTGATATCCCCATTTTGTTTGTTCAACATCGCAATAATTTTCTGCAAAGCGCCAAAAAGCAGAAAAATGTTTTGAGTCCAATATATTTAATTGACTCCATAAATCGCTATAATTCTTCGATGTTGGTGAACCACTCAACATCCATACTACTTTATGTTGACCAGAAAGTGCTTTAATAGCGCGAGTTCGTTGAGACTTCCTATTTTTGATTAAAATTGACTCATCAATAATTACAATATCAAAACCATAATCTTTATTTACTTTCCAGGCAGGAGGTTCTTTACCGCTGTCAGGATCCTCGTGTGTCATCCTTGTACGCACTGTATCATAATTTGTAATTACCCACTGTGCGTCAGGACTAGTATTTTGATGCCATATTACAGACTCGTCGCCTGTCCACTTTTTGATCTCTTGTTGCCAATTGCGCAGAAGGGACAAAGGTGAAATGACTAGAACTCTCGAAGAATGCGTTGTCTCGCAAATATCTTTTGCAGCAAGAATAGCGCATAAAGATTTGCCTAGACCAGGAGCAAGACAAAGCATAGCTTCATGCCGTTTTATCAAAAATCTGATTGCTTCTATTTGATATGGGAAAGCATTATTGGATTCTACCAAAAATTCTGTAAAAGAGGCTAAGGAAACACGTTCAGCATCTTTTTCTTCCCATAAAGAAACGCTTGATTCTTTTGTCAAATTAGGAAAAAGTCGCATAACAGCGTTAATATTACCTTGAGTCAATGAACCTTTCCACGTTTTGTTCCGCCAAAAGAATGTATGTGCTTTTATCTGCTTCGAAGGATGTATATTAGGTGAAAATCTTAAAAATCCCTTTGAATCAACATACAATAATCCATCTGACTTTTTCTCACTAGCATAGACAATAGCTGTTGACGGCAGTACAATGGTCTGTAAATCATATTCATCGATTTGACGTGAATACTTCTTTAGTTTCACGCTAATCCAATGATATTGTCTTTCAGAAATTCCTTTTCCACGAACAAATAATTGCTCTGCTACCGACGTCAAAAACGTTGCATCAACTGCATTAAATCCTTGTTTATTATCGTAAACAGTAACCCCCTGTTCTTGTTCATCTCTTGTTTGTAAATTATAAAGGAGCTTTAATGATTTTAATACATCTGTTTGACAATCCCAATCCATTTTAGGCAATCCTTTATTTTTACTTTACACTTCTTTACTTATTACTTGTAGCTATATTGTAACACAAATTACATCATTTTGGGTATAGTTTGAATATGTATATTCAGCCGAGAACCTCATATTTGGGAGTGAAGTTCTCGGCTATCAAATTCTCACAGATTTTTTGTGAGCCAGCGAGCTATCCAAGCAGTTGGACATTTAATTTTAATCCACTGCCTGTCATATTCGTCTACGGCAACCTCGCCCGCAGTCAGCCATTGTGATCCTTCAAATGCTTGAGCAAACGGTGTATTGTTTCTTATCGTAGGAATTACACGCATACTGAGTCTTCGAGAAGTTACCACAATACAGTCGGGAATGGTTGGTTTTGGCGGTTCTGCAGAATCCAATCCAAAAAATTCCGCAAATTCTTGCGCAGTACCCGCACGCATGTTCTTAATGAAACGACCACGATCTAAGTGGTGAGCATGTACAAAACCGTTTGATTTAGCTTCATTATTAGGTTGACCTTCATATTGCCATAAAACACATTTATCCTCGCGACCCGTTTTACTCCAAGTATATGGAATATACGGAGATTGAGTTAAAGGAGGTTTATGTTCATATTCAGGATAATACGGCCAATTTGCATTCCAAAGATAAAAATCACTGAGCCACTCTAGAACACCATATGGATTGAGAGAGCCTGGATTTGTATACATTCCTGTCAGAACGAACAAATCTCTTGAGGTAAACATAGCATCTCGCATTTGTTTTACGCTCAAGCCAGGTTCCTCGCAGTCTTGCCAATTGCCAAGTTTAAACTTATCCAAACCAAATACATCTCTGCAAACATTGCGGAAATATACGGCCTGAGCCTCGCCGCCATATCTAGGATCTAGATAGCAATACGCACCTAAAGGAATACCATTATCTAAGGCTTGCCATCCATTATATTCAAACTGCGGATCAGTCCACAGACCCTGTGTAGCTTTGAGGATCAGGCCACGGTTTTGATTGTCGACGAAGGCTTGAACATCCGTAAGCGGACCATTCCAATGGCTGGTATCTCTTACTTTGAGTTCACCCTCGACAATCTGACTCATCCGGTATCTCCCATTGCTCGCTTAGGTGGTTTTGGTCGTGCAATTCGCGGACTGAGCTTATACATTTCTTGATTGCCAATCCAAGCACCACCGATAGCCAGAACTACTTCAACAAGTCCAGCCTCAGAACAAACAAGCGTGATACTTATTGAATTCAACAATTGCACTCCAAAACTAGAGCAACTGAGACCTAGTGAAATAAAGCCGATAACGGTAACACTTCCGAGCATTACAAGACGTTTAAGATTACCGTCATTGGACCCATCTGGTTTTTGTCCCAAAGTTTTAAACCAGGTATTAAAGCCAGGAATGTAAGAAGTACATAGAGATAGAAGAACACCGAGCATTGCAGATAAAATAGGGGCAGTCATTTTTTCTCCTTTGAGTCTAATTTTCCATATAAAGCTTCCAATCGTCTAGAATTATCTTTTATTTCTTCCGCTAGACGTGCCGTTGATTCAGAATGTTGTTTATATATAGCTTCTAATGTTTGTACAAATCTTATCTCCTCTCGTTCAATAAATCCACGCCAATCTTTGGATTGACCTTCTAAATATGTTTTCCACCCTTCAGTTACAGATGAAATATATTCACGATTTGCTTTGGACATTTGCAAAGCAAATACTACTACAATGATTAACGCAGCAAATTGTGGTACATTTTGACTTAGTGTTATCCAATCTATCATGTACTTCTCCTATTTTTATGTTTCTGCCCATGACAAAAGTGTCATAGCAGTAGGATAGGTAGCATTATTTGAATTTGTAAAAAAGAATATCTCGTCAGCAGTCAAAAAATCTGTTCTACCTACACTGTGAAATTCAAACCAATGTCGTCCATCCACAGACCAATGACACTTCCTATTTGTATTATTATCTTCAATACGAAGCCACATTACCGGACTACTTCCAGCTTGAACAATTTCTTGTTCTAGATATGTAGCACTCCATGTAGTTGGATTAGTAAATTTGATACTTGCAATACTATTTACACTAATACTTAAATGAAAGGTATGCAATTTTCCATCAGAACTTTGTCTAAAACCAATACCGACACCACTATAATTAACTTTATATCCATGCGGCATAAATGCGACAGTAATTACATAAGGTACACTAGGAATGGTTTTCTTACGAATACGAAGATTATCCCCTGCTAATGTCGGCGCAAGTAAGTAGATACCTCCTCCATCAACATCTACACTACCCGTTCCTTGATTTATCCAAGCAAAATCTCCGTTTACAGGCGCAACAAATGGAAATAGCGGACCCCAAGGAATCCACGCCGCACCTGTATCTCGCTCTATAACAAAACCATCGCTAGGTAAAAACAAATCGCCATCGTTACTGGCTGCCGGACGACTTCCATATACTGACGTGAATGTATTATCTCCCCCACCATCCCCAGTATGAATTTTTCGAATGTCCGCAGGACCTGGCTGTCTAGTTCGTGTGTTAGCCATTAAGTTATCCTATTGACGTATCCACCAATCATTATTACATTAGCTGTACCTGCAAATGCTCTCACAATCAAACTATTTTGCAATAACAGACCAGGAACAATCAAGTATAAACCATCCTCAGCAGGTACAGTCACTTCAATCAAATCGTCTGGCGATGCTACTCCTCCATATTCAATTGTCAGTTTCACATCTAAACTATCAGAATTAACTGCCCATAAGTGTATTTCATCCAAATCACTAGATCCTGCAACAGCGGTATGTATCAATGTTCCTGCTGTTGCAACAGGAACAACTTTTATCATACGTCCATTCGTTGAACCTGATAATAATACTTTCGTATATGCCATAAATCACCTTTAGCTAAATACTTGTACTTCTAATACGTCAGTAGCTCCTGCTCCTCCGCCTGGAATAGTTATATCTGTTTGATTATTTCCAGCGTCATCAGTAGCTGTTACACCAGCGCCGGTAAAGTTCAAATTTATACGTTGAGCCAGCGAAACACTTTCGTCTTGAATAATATGACCACTAATCGTACCACCAGTAACCAATATTTCTAATTTTCGTATACGTTTTGCAATAGCCAATATTGAATTAGTTAAGTCATTAAGTATATCGCTCATACTACTTTCAAGGGTATATCAGCAAATTCCATAACAATCTCTTCTCGTTTGTTTTCGCCGGAGATTAATATTCTACGTCCAACTATACGTTTATTTCTCTGTACATCACCATATTTTGCAGTTACACGATCGCCAAGAAAATAATGTACACCATATAATGAATTTGGTTGTTGTAAAGGCGAGAAAATAAAAATTTCTTTAGCTTGCAATTCTTGCAAAGATTCACTACCAGCTGTCTCCAATTGATAGACGAATTCTTGTCCGGAAGCATTACGTGTTACCTCACGTCTATTCCATGGCGAATCTGCAATAGCTGTTTCATCGCGAGAAACTTGTACAGAACGTGTTGAAAGATCGCCTTGTCCAAGTACAAAAATAATATTCGCTTCGGACATACGGTCATATTGATAAGTCATATTTTGTACACTTCCCATAGGTACACTGAATACTACTGGAACATTACCCGCAGCATTTTTACCTGTTGACGAATTTAAACCCTCAACTGTTCGATCAGCACCTAATTGTCCAACAAAAGTTTTGAAAATAAATTTTGCGAGAGCTTGTCCTTCAACTTTATAATCGATTCCAGAAAAATTTGCAATGTCTATTAAAACATCCAATAAATTTTCAGCAGGTCTGCTACCACTCCATAATTTACCTGCACCATTATCAACGTCAATTGAAAATCCAGGAAGAACTCCAGGCGCATCAATAAATGTACCGCTTCCATAATCAGCTTCGAACTTACGTCCATTAGCAGGAGTTGCTGATGGACCGCAATTTTCTTCAGCATATTCTTTCATTGCAGTTTCCGATGGTATTAAATTTTTGTCTGCTCTGACCGTTCCACCAAGATATGCAATTGTAGTTCGCGCTAATAAATCTGCGTAATCAAATCCAGAACTAGAAAAAACTTTTACACCGTTTTGATTGATGCCACGAAATGGCGTACGATGTAGCCCTTCAAATTCTAAAGCCCACGGCAACATCCCAGGAATTGAACGATAAATTTCTATTTGTCCATCCAACTCGAATAAATTAAACCTTGAATCCGAGTTATCGCGAAAAGTCAAAACATATGTACCAAGACTGTTTACTTTAGACGAAATTTCTAATGACAACCAATCATCAAATAATGCAACTTGTACACCACTTTGATCTTTTAATCGTATATAATATCTTGATGCAATATTTCCAAAAGCTGGAGTTGTAACAGCGCAGGGAATAACAATAGGTTCAACATATTTAACAAGTACTTCTAAAACAGCTTGTGTTACTCTTCCTTTTTGAGTACTTGGTTCAGCAAGTACCTCCAAAGGAGATTGAGTTACCCTTCCTTTTTGGGTATTGGGTTCTGCCAATACTTCTAAAGGAGCTTGAGTTACTCGTCCTGACATTATGCACTCCGTCGATAGCCAAATTCAACACTATTTATACCTGCAATAGTCCAGGGAGCGGCGGTGTCAGGATCGCTCTCAACAATTTCTTGATGATATAAATAATTATCACCTAAATTGAAATTAGATTGCACATGATCAGCACCCCCCTGCCTAAAGACAGGTTGACATGTTACCGCACCCGCATCATCTTTTCTTGCATCCAATAAAGTCTGTACGCCAGCAACTAAGCCAGCAGTCGTAACCAAGTTATCCATTAGATGAGTGTCTAGCTGTGGTAATCCTGCACCATCTTGGTGAGTATAGGTCGTATCATCATCAGCAGGATTCTCATCAACGTCTTCGTAATTGACTTCGCCAGTATCAGGAAATCTATCCCACTGTGCTGCATTACCAGCACCATTTGGAAGTAATGCTTCTACACGATAATCGCCAATGAAGTCGTTATTGACTGCACCAGAATTATTCATTACATACAAGTCATCAATATAAGAGGAAACAACGCTAGTTCCGCCCCTAAATTTAATGACATTAACGCTATTGTTAGCAGTTTGTTGTGTGTCCTGAGCCACCTCCGATATCCAACTAATTTCATTGACTCTAAGATCTATTGTACCAGCACCATTGTTGATAAGAACTTTGAATTCTAAAAAGTACCATGCATCTATTTGAAACGACTCAGAAGAAGTAGCTAATACAGCTCCGCCTCGTTTGACTGAAATAGTACCATCAGCATTAATATCAAGACTAACTTGCTCTGTAGCCATATCAATTAAATAGAAAAATGTAGATGAAAATGGAGTAAAGGCTGCAAATTTTACAGCAAAACCAACTATCAACGTAGTATGTGAGCTGGATAATGTTTTTAGTACCTCCCTTCCCCCGCTACCTCCCAAAAATAACGCATCTGTTCCATTACGCCCATTACCTGCTGATATTGTAATACCATAACCAGAAGTCCATTTTTTCAGAATATCACCAATATCGTAGTGATCGAAACTATCCATAAATAATAGTGTCATGTGTTATCTCCGTTTTATACTAGGCAAAAATATTCTATGTTGTGGTTTACGCTCAGCAAATGTTATTGGAAAAGTACCAGGAAATACCATTCCTTGTTTGTCACTTTCTGCAATTTCCTTTATCGCAAATATATCTCTCGTGCGTACAATCAAAGCCACGATTGAATAGAATGCAGCATGTAAGAAATTTCGTCTAGTAATCATAGCATAATAAATGAGTATATTAACTTCTTATCTAACTTTATATGTGACATAAAAGCCTATAGTAAACATATCCTGATTAACTGTGTCAAGAACATCGACCGCATCTCGTACAAAAGTAAGTAATACTATATTTCCTGAATATGCAGTGAAGTCAATCGTTGTTTCCATTTGACAACTATGATAACCATCGTTAGATTCAACCGCTTCCTGTGCAAAAGCAGGTTCTATAATACCGATACTTCCTACTGTGCCACCACATTCACCTACTGCAATTACCATCTTGGCATAAATATTATTGCCATTACCGCCAAAGAGTACAGCTTTAACAGTTAGATCTGAATAATAATTCGCTGGCAAAATAAACCACCCATGCGCTTCAGAATTTTTAGCATCTTGCATTTTTACGCCGGTCAAACCAATTGCTGTTTCTTCAAGATATTCGTTTATTGGATCTGTTCTATTATAAACAAATCCACAAGGTATGAATATAGTTTCAAGTAGTGGACGCAGTACCCATACACGCTGATCTGTAACTACGTCAACATCACCGGCAGCATCAGTAAGAACGGTAGCTAATGGTATTTCCCAAATTACTCCATCAGTTTGAATTAATGCTAACAGAGCGGCTGCTTCACTAGCATACGGACCTCGTGCAAATATTCGAACTTCTTGCCCTGCAAAATCTTTTTGCAAACCAACGAGCCAATAGACTGTATTGCCAGAAGACGCATTATCTACATTGACTGTATTTTCATAAAACTTTCCGTCAACCAATGCTATACCAGTAGCAACACGTATCGTAGTACCACCAGCGTCCGTTACTTCTAATTCATTTGCATAGCCACCAACAACACCTTGAACTGTACGATCACGTATAAACATCTTACGATACATATCTGACCACTGATCGTCGCTGTATGGCGCTAAAATTGCGTCTCCAGTCACTATACCGCCCCAGGGTAATGAGCTTTCAACCATAATAAATCTCCTAAATTCCTATATATTTCGTAAAGTATGCTACTTGAACTGCTGTATTCACATTTGCACCTCCACCTAAAACACGAAGTGTATTTATTCCATTAGGTGCTATTGGACGTTCAGCAATATGAAAATCAACTAAGTTACTATCTGTTGTTACCGTACCGATTAAGCTTATTCCTAAATTATTTTGCACAACTTTATTTCCATATTGTAATCCAATCGTAACAACTTCTCCAGCTGAAATTACATAATTAAGTCGAATAAATTGATTTGTTGCTAAATTCGTAATAATAAATCCAGATAACGGACCTGTAATTTCAATAGTCGGAAATGTAAACCACGTGCCTACATATGAAACAATTCGATCACTATCAATAACGTCAGAACCAAATCGTAAACCATCACCAACACCATCTTTATGAAATATTAATGAACCAAACGAAGTATCAAATACTAATTGATCGCTTGTTGCCAATGTCCACTCTAAACACACTTCAACTGGATCATAAATTATTGGATTGTGCGCAATAAATCGTAACGGTTCTGTAAATCCATGCTCATCCCAAAGACGTCCTTTTTTGCTTTGAAATATTGGACCTTTTTGTATTAAAACATCTAAATCACGAATACTACCATCAGGTAAATATTTCCGTAAAACACCTGGGCCGAATGCATTTAAATTATGTCTATTAGGACGAATCGCATCTATTAGAGTACTGCGATCTTCCCAATAATCATACCTACTACAGCCATTATTTCGAAGAACCATTTGTACAATACGAGTTTGCAAACGAAAATCTACAACAGTTGCGCCGTGTTGTGTCGGTCCTCGTTGCGTAATGTATTCTATGGGTGGCAAACCCCAACCTTCCCAACTTGTTAAAAATTTATCCTCGGATTCAAAATCAAGAACAGTTCCGTCAGAAGCAATATATTGGTTATATTCGGGAAATTCTTTTTTAATCATCGCAATGCCATTGATAACGCCATACTTAGATCATCCCTAACCGAAGCTGGTGATTGAATGTCTTGATATGTCGGTGTCATTTCAATACTAATACTTTGGTCAATATGTGTAGTTACGGCTCCCGGTAAAGTGCTACCAATCACGGAACCATTTGCTAACGGCGAGCCACTAACACCTATACCTAAATCAGTCGTACTTATAGGCAAACTCATCAAATCTGCAATTATTTTTCCTACAGAAAGATTGGCTTTCTTTGCTTCACTAGCCATACCTATTTCCAAACCTTGAATCCAACTCATACCTAATTTAGCAAATTTTCTTGAATACGAATGTGCATCAGATTCAGTGAATGCACCAGTAATAGCAGTACGAATTAATTTTTTAATGAATGCCCAAAGTTTACTTGCACCAGATGCAAGACCTTCTAAGACACCTGCTATTAAATCTGCACCTAACGCAATCCAATCATCAAGAGTATCCAAAACGGCATCAATAGCATCGTCAATGAATTCTACAATTTTAACTAGAATACCGTGCTCAGGAGCAAAGAATTTATCTTTTATGCCTGCAAGAAAATCTGTAAGTAAATCCACTCCTGCATTAAAGAAGTCTGTAAGTTTTCCAAGAATTTTAGTAATTACCTTATCAATATACTCGCCGGTTTTTGTAATGATACCCTCTGGACCCAAAAATATCTGATACATTCCATTTGCAACAT